CGTTTACAGTTGCTTGAAAAACTTCATTCTGATTAGCTCCGCCATATCTACTTAATCGTAAAAAACTATTTCCATCAGATAAATTAAGAGTTAAATTCCCACTATTCGCATAATTCATATAAGTAAGATTTGGGCAACTTCCAGTAACCGAGCAATTAGAAACTGTTTGGTTGTAATTAAAATAAAACTCTGTAATGTTATCAATGTTTAAAAAATGCGTATCGTTTAATTGTGATACCTCTTGAACTAAAACATAATCATTCTTCCCAGTCCAAGGATTATAAACAACTTGTATCGCACTAACATATTGACACAACCCAATTACAATTAATAAAATCCCAACTAATAAAATCTTCCATATTTGTTTTTTATTTCTTTCTTTCATTTTTTTATTCTTTCATTTCTTTCATTTTAACTATAAGGTGCGGATGCTCTATCATCCCAAATTTTATCGAAGTTATTATTTCCACTCGCAAATAAAACTGAAGTAACTAATTGAAATGTTCCGCCAGATAAATTATTTTTTCTTATTTGCCATCCAGCACTACTTGTCGCAGTTCCAGGAGATGCAAGTCCTAAATAAACAGGTTGTGTTCCTGTTCCATAATCTATAATATGGGAATATCTTAAAGTAAAATCGTTTAAGCCTACTCCACTCATTGCAATAGTCCCACTTGTAACTGCTACCTTTAACTCATTTGAAGCTGTTGCTCCAACCGCGTATGCATTTCCAGTTCCGTCAATTAGTGCTTCTGCCATATTAATCAAATATAAATTTAAAGTCCACGTTAGCGTTTAAATTACCACTAACTTTAATATTTAATTTATCTGAAATATCCCATTCGGTTGCTGTATATCCAATTCTTGTTCCATCCTCATTAACAACGTATCTTCTAACAGCAAAATATTCCGATCCAGAGAAATCTCTTATTCCTAAAATTTTAAAATCTCCTGCCATTGCTTCAATAACAACCGCTTTATCAGATTTTACAATAATAGCTTTCAGTGTTCCTCTAATCTTATTACTTTCAAAAGTGGCTTCTCCACTTTGTGCAGTATTCAATTTAAATTCAAATTCAGTCATCGTCTGCCGCCCCTCTTTTTATTAAAAGATTTATTTACTTTCTTAGCTGCTTTATTTATAATTTTAACTGGTTCGGCGTCTTCTAAATCTTCTATTTCTATCTTCTCTTCAATTTTTACTTCGGTAGGTATAATTTCTTCAATTCTTTGAATCTTGCCGCCAATTATTGCCCACTTTCCTGGTTCTTTTGCATTCATAATATCAAGTTTTTTCATTTGTTACCTCCTTTTATTTTTATAAATTCCTCGTGTCTACGAGTTCTATAAAGTTCGTCACTTTTTCCTCTCTTTGTATCATTTTGTTCTCTTTCCCCTTCAATAGCTGCTCTTGTTCCCCAAAACTTATTTGTTGAACCTTGTAACATAATATTGTCTTCTGTTCCACTACCTGTATAATCTTCCCAATCGCCGGTTTTTAAAACATCTTCATTATCAACTGCAGCGACACCTGAATTGCATTGATGAATAAAATCTGTGCAATCATTTTCAACTACAACTCTTTGATTACAATTAGGGCATATAATTATCATTCGTCCACCACACTCGCATCAACTATTTTTTTAAACATTTCTTTTTCAGCTACCTTTTGCATTTTAACTAAGCACATACCGCAAATCCAATGTCCGCCAACGTGAACAAATGCTTCATTCTTACAATTAGGAACAGCACATTCAGGTCTTGTTGTATATGTTTTTATAAGTGACGCCATTTAATTCAACTCCGTTACAGCAATTATTCTACATCTGCATAAAGGGTGTAATGCTGGTCTTGGCCCTTCATTTATTCCAAATATTGAACCATCTAACGCGACGCATTCAGGACAAGTTCTATCATCTAATGGAGTAACCCATTGAACTTTCTTTATTCCGTCTTTCTTATAAGACTCATTAATTCCTCTGTTTCCTAATCTTGTAACTTCTGTTCTTGCAATTCCTTTCCATCTATGCTCTTTGCTTCTTGATAATATCGGCATACCACTTACACCAATTTTAATTTTGCCATTTTGCATCCTGTATAAATCCTTCACCTTAACATCTTTTTCAATTGACTTTGCAATTTTATTAATTCCATATCCTTTCTCAAATCCTTCTTCCAAAACTTTTCTTAACTTTTCAATTTGCGTTTTAGTTAAGAATCCCGCTTTAATTTCAATTCTATTCCTCGCTAACAAGTCTTCAAACTTATCATCTTTAATAGCTTGGACTATAAATGTTGTAAACTTCTTAAAACTAAATCCCAACCATTCGTGCAATTCATTTATACTATCATAATATGTTTCTCCTAAATTATGCCCTTCACATACATCGCAAACATGAGCATCTTTAATATCTTTAACATCTTCAAAAGTTTGGTTTATAGGTGTTACTGGTTTTTGAGTTTGTGCTATCTTTTGTAATTCCATTTTTTGATTATATCTATCGTCATCTTTCTTTTCTTTTCTTTCTGTTTCGCCTTTTTCTTCTTCAACAGCTTCATCATATTCATCTTGCGATAAATTTAATAATTGTAAAACTTGTTTTTCTAATAGCATTCTCAAAGCATTGCTTGTTGTTGATGACTTTATAAGTTCTGTTATCTTAGTCAACTTTTCAGATATTTCAGATGAAGAAGGACATTCCCATTCAAATTCAACATGCACTCCTTTTTTCCCATTAGCCATTAACACTCTATCAAATATTTGTGTTTCTATTACTTTCTCAAATTCCATTTGAATACTTTGAACTCTTCTTTCAAACGCTACCATTTGAACTTTTGCCAATCCTTCTGGAACTTTTGCTGCTCCCATAATAACAGCTGGAATTTGGAATGCATAAAATAACATATTAACATCATACTCTAAAACAGAATCAAACTTATCACCAATATTTCCAAAATCAACAACTTTTAATTCAGTAAAGCCATCTGTAGCCCATTCAGTTCTCGCTCCCATATTTATCATTTCTTGAGCGTAAGCAGTTACATCTGAAGTTTTTGGTTTTATAACTTTACCACCAAATACACCACCTAACTTTGCCCATAAAGGGGCATTTGCTTTTCTTGTCATTAACAAATGTAAATCTTTTTGGTTCTGCAATAAATTATTAATAGTAATCATTGCTGGCTGTATAACTCCCAATCCATAAGCTTCGTCACCTACTTTATTAAAAGGAATATGCGCAACTTGATATGGTTTAAACGGAATAGTTTTATTTTTATCAAATGTATTAAACGCCCCTTTATATTGATTATATCCTTCAACGACTCCTTTCTTATCTCTATTAACATACATATAATTTGCATTCAAAACTTTCATTCCTTTTGGAATATCATTTTTACTTCCGCCAATTTCTAAAAATCCATTTCCTTTCATAAGAGCTTCCCTTGCCCAGCTTCTTAATATAATATCAAAGTTATTATCTTTTATAAAAGTTTCAATAATTTCTTTTGCGTCTTCGTCATCACACTTAACAAAGAATCCAGGTCCAACAACAAAATCTATAAACTTCTCAATAACGGCATTTACAAATCCCATCTTTTTATAAATCCCCTCTACTACACCAAAATCAAATGGATGTGCTTCCCCTAACTCTATCGGAACCGTAATTTTATTTTGTTCAACCTCTCCTTTAAAATTCTCGTTCATAATATGTGATAAATTAGTTGTGTATGGATTTCCTAATATCGGAACATAAGAATCATTACTCACTTCTTTTTTAGACCAGAACGCCATAGTAAATTTAAATATTGGTATTTTATAAATTATAAGTTTTAAATTATATAATTAATTACGCTAATATTGGTGAATACACCTCCTCAATTTCTTTAAAATACCAACACGCCAAAGCCAATGCATCAGGATAATCATCATGCCCTCTTTCTGGATGATGTATTTTTAATCCTCCTGTTCCTGTAATTTCATATCTTAAATCGGCTAACTGAAATAACATCTTTCTATGTTGTGGAATCTTTAATCTTTTTTGCTCCATCAACTTCTTCAAATTAGAATACAAGTCTTCTTTCGACTTCATAGAAAATGTCATCCCTTCAACAATGCTTCCAAACTTCTCATAAAGAATATCTGTTGGTCCAGCACCAAGTCCTGTTTCATCTAAATATATTTTCCTAAAATTATACTTCTCATTCATCATAATAATTCTACCAATAGCGTCCGTTAGTTTTTTATGATGTGTTGTTTCCATATGATTAATTTTAACATTATTCCTCATATCCTTTTCAATAACAATAAACACGCTTTCGTCCTCTCCCATTCTTGCGAAATCAACTCCTAAAATATAATCACTCTTTTGGTGAGCAATTTCCATTCCATATTCTTCTACGCAGCTATCAATTAATTCTTGCTTAAAATAACAATCACTATCTTCTATAAATTGAGCATCATATTCCGTTCTAAACTCCATCTCTGTCAAATTCAATTTCTGCTCTTTTATAAAATTCTCATTATATTGTCCATCTCTTAAAACAACTTCCCAACTACAATGAAATAAATGATACAATGGTTCTTTGCCATAACAACTTTCATAAAAATGATTTTTACCTTTCGGAGTTCCAATCTTTATAACTTGCCCATAACTTTGCTTACTCGCAATCATAGGAATAATTGTTTCACTAACAATTCTGTTTTTCATATATCCGGCTTCTTCAATAACAACTGTGTCTGCAGTATATCCCTTAATAGTAACCCCTTCTGGTCCACAAGGTAATGCTTTTACTCTACTCCCATTCTCAAAAATCATTTCTGTTTGTGAAGATGACCGTATAAATTGCCTTATTAAATCACTATCTTCAGCTATCTTTCGAACTTTGCTATATAACTCCCCACTCTGTTGCTGTGTTGGAGCAATCATCATAATACTAAAATCTTTATGAGTAAGGCACATATACAAAGAATAAATTGCAACGCTTGTAGACTTCCCACTCTGCCTTGCCCATAATCCCGCAACTCGTTTATACTTAATACAATTTAATAAAAAATTCTTTTGATAGCCGTGCGGCGTAAACTTAAACCAAAATTCACAAAAGTCAATAATCTCATGCTCAATATTGTCCGTATTCTTCATCTTTTCCATGAGTTTCTTTATGACATTCATGACATAATATTTCTACATCATCGGTGTCTTCTTCCCCTATATTATCATAACTCAAATGATGAACTTCCGTTGCTCTCTCTCCGCATTCTTCACATTCATAATCTGCTTCTTCTAAAAACTCTTTTCTCTTTTCTCTCCATTCATCACTTCTTAAATATTCAATATACTCCTCTTTACTCATCCCCATCTTCATCACCTTTTTTGTCGCTCTTTTCGTCGCCCTCTTCATAATTGCCCTCTTCTTCTATATTTTCTGTAACTTCTTTTTTATCACCAATAACAATAATTTCCTTTCTTGTTTCTCTCCATTTATTTAATTGGTTTTCAAAAATATTAACATTAACATTGAGGTTTTTTTGAACAGTTGGATAATACTTTTCTTTAACTGTCATCAATTTATTAAAAAGAGTATTAAGCCGTTTCAATTGTAACTGCTCTCGCTTCTTTTCTGTAACTTCGAAGTTTTCTTTATTTAAACAAACATTTGTATACAACTGCAAAATTTGGTTAATATAACTTTTAATTTTATCATCACTCCAACTTACAACATCTGTTCCATTTGCAATAGCGTCAACTCTCATAGCGGGGACAATACAAGTTGCTTCTGGATCACTGCTTAATTGTAACTCTTTAAAATCACATCTAAGCCTACAATTCTTACATTTCTTCATAACACTCCTCGACCGTCTATTTGCCATTATTTGCTTTTCCGTTCTATGATTGTTATTAGCTCGAACGGCATCACTCCACGGATCACCTTTTGGTTTTAAAGGTGTCAAGTCTTTCGCTGCCATATTACTTTTTAGAAAGAATTATTTCTATTGTCGATACTGTTATTTTCTTAGACGGTTCGTCATTACTCATAAAACTCGAGTTGCCAATACCAACTGAACTTATAATTATATCTTCATTCACCCTCTCTATAAATTCAGATACATTAACAGCTGTTAATATTGGTCTTCCTCGTGCCTTTAAAATAATTTCTTTTTGCCCTTTATGAATTTGAGTTTTAACTGCATTTACATAAGACATAAAAGGCTTTGATCCAATAAATATTTCATTAGTATCTTTTTTAATTGCCACTACTTGTTACCCCCTTTGATGTTTTATTAAATCGTTCATTATAAACATCAGTCGGCATAAAAACACTACATCCATGTCCTCTATTTTTGCATTTATATTTTACTGTAAATCCAACTTTAACAGAAGACCTAATGCCATTTATATTTTGCATTTCAACTTCTTCATCAACAACTTCAATTTCAAATCTATCTTCTTTTCCATATAATTCCAATCCTTTAATATCAACATTTGTTGCATCTTCTTCTCTAACATATCCATAACTCCTTTCACTTTCTAAAATTGCTCTATCCAATTTATCTTTAAAATCAATCTTTGCACATTGTGCATCAAATGGTCTATGCTCTTTAACAAATTTTTGTTCAACTTTTGCTAACTCTCCTGCAAAAAACTTTTGTGGTGTCATCCCGTTTGGAATGCTCATATTTTTTCTTTCAATATCAGTTGGCGCTCTTTCAATTCCTGTATTAACCATAATAACCTCCTTTCATTTAACCAACTCCAGGAGCTTTTGTTGCTTCTTTTTTCTTTATAACTTCAACTCCATTTCTTATTTGGTTATTTAATGTTTTAACAATAATTTCCTTTTCTTGTATCTCGCCTTCAATTGTTTTTAACTCACTTTTAAACTCTCTTAACTTCTCCAAATAGTTCAATTCAAGCCCTTTATTTATCATTAACTTATTATATTCGCTCAAAAAATTTAAATGTCTAACTCTTTCTTCCATGCCTACAATACTTCTACGGCATAATTTCTTTTCGTTTTCAGTCAATTTTCTCATCTGTTTTTTCATTTGTTTTGCCATTTTCAATTAACCTCCTTTTCATAATAATATACTCATCGAGTTTTACTCTTACAAATTTTGATAAATTAAATTGCCTTGTTTGACTGCTTATAAAATTTGCGTGTTCTTCACTTAATGAAACTGTTGTGCTTACCATAATAAACAATAATAAATATCTATTTAAAAAGGTTTATGT